TTTGATGCAACCCCATAGCGTATGCTGTCATCTCGTGGTCAACATGGAACCAAGAAGAATTTTCTTCTACCCATGCTTCTGCCTTCGGATCACGTACTCGCTGTGGAGTGGGTTGGGGATCTTGTACCCCAGTATCCTCTTCTTGTAAAGAAGGTAATCTAAAATTATCTAGTTTATCTGCCTTTAGTTTGGCAGCGGTTAGGTGCTCTTGAGCTTCTAACAGCCTATCGGCGTCACCACTTTCGTAGGCGTCCTTATACGCTATTTTGGCCCCATTTAGTTCAGAGTCAACCACACGTTTAGCCTGATCTAACAAAGCCTCGCGTGTCGTACCTACATCACCCTTTAACGTCTTATTCTCTTCGAGGAGACGTTGTGTCAGAGCTTCTAGCTCTTGTCGCTCTCTGAGGGCGGATTCTTTGGCACGTCGTTCGTCGTGGTAGCCTTTGCTGATGTGCTTGATTCGGTTACGTACTTTCTCAGAGTAGCCTTCCAACTCCTCATCCGTGACATCAGACGGGGGTTTAGATGGCTTACGGTCACGATCAGCCTCTGGCGTGTCATCAACAACTTCGATTTCCAGCTCTGCTTTAGGCTCTTCAACCTCAACTTCAGGTTCGACCGGAGTATCTGCATACTCTTCCGCAGTCTTTTTACCAGATAGATCAATCTCTACCTCCCCAGAATCTTCTATCACTATAGAGTCCTCTTTCTCTTCATCAGGGAAGCTGTATTCAACTTTTTGAAACGGCATTTTCCTTCCTTACGCTCGTGTTACACCACGGGGATCTGCTACAACAGCTTCGATAGAGTCATCGTTCATCAAACGGTACTCTACGTCACCAACCTTAAACCTAGTGCCTGAATTAGCACGAAACATAACATAATCACCCGGTTTACACCAAGGGCCAGTAGGGAACCTTTCAGGGTCGTTATAGGCTTGCTCGCCCATATCCATCACAAGGCCGATGATTGACATTACGTACTCTTGATTTTTTGTAGTGTCAGTCTTTAGCAGGTCAGTGCCGTCGAAGGTTTCTTCGATCTGCGGTAGTGCAACCAACACTCTATAGCCTACAGGTATAGGTAGTTGTGCTTCTAACTCTTCAGCGGTTTCAATTGTGTCAACAGCTTCACTCATCGTCGTACTCCATTTTGCGCGAGAGGTCGTCTACATAGTTCAGACAGGTTTCGAGACCTCGAATCAAACCTGTGGTTTCTTTGTACATGGAGAAGTCTTTAGCTCCCCCACCACCTAGAAATTGTAGTGCAGAGGCTTTATCAGCCTCGATTCGTTCTTTTAGCACGTCTAAGACGGTTGCAGCCATTATTGGCCTCTATTGTTGTTGGAATCCTTCATAGTCTTGAGCAGATCTAAATCTGCCTTCGCATTATCTCTTCGGCGCTCCGCAGCCATTTTCACGCCTGCCTTCTGCGCGTCTATCTGTAACTCTTGCTGCTTCAGGGCCAGTTCAGCCTGATCCATCTGAGCGTCTTGCATATTTTCTTGCGCTTGTAGCTGTAGTTTGGCCTGTTCAATCTGGGCATCTGCCTGATCTTTAGCCGCCTTACGCTGCACTTCTTGCTGCTTGATTTGTAGTTCGGCCTGTTGCATTTGTACAACAGGGTCTTGAGCCTTCTGCTGCGCTTGCTGTTGCGCCTGCCGCTGCTGGTTTTGTTGCGTAAGTTGCTGCCCAGCTTGAGCCATGAGGCGGGCAAGATTGACCTCCATGTTCTCCGGTAGCTCGGCGTTCGGGTTTGGTAGGGGGGCACCAATTTTCTCTTCCATCTCCTTGCGGTACTTGAAGCCAAGGTGTTCCGCAATATGCGCCTGCAATGCAGCAGCGATACGCTGTGCTTGAGGGTTTTGCCCAATAGTAGCCGCCACCATCGGATCTTTTAAGAACGACTGGTGCGCTGCCATGTGGGCATCGTGATCTTGGTAGATAAACGCTTTCATGGGCTTACCGTTCAAGGCGTTCATGTTCTCGCTAACTGGGTCAGTCGGGCGAATGTCGTCTGTGGTTGGGACTAGCTTGTCAGCATTCTTAACGCCCAACACCTCTATCATCTGCCTGTGTAACTGCGGTAGATCGTAGATCTGTGGTGCTGACTGAGCCATCTGCAACACCGCTTGGTACTGCACAACACGCTGCGCCATCGTAGAGCTGTTCGGGTCACTGACGGGTATGACATCGACTGACATGTAGTCTGCAACGCGAGCACTTACCTCGCCTCGTATCGGCTCGTACGCATACTCTTCCGGCGCATGTTCCGCCATGATGGACTTGAGCAGTTTGAACTCTTGCTTCATGGCGTAGTGGACACGGGCCTGTACCGCAGCCATAGGCTTGAGCGTACGCTCTAACAGCGCCAACGTAGTGCCTACAGGAGCGTTTGCCGACATATCAGAGATGTTCATATCACTGATAGCGCCCAGACGACGACCTTCTTGGGTTATCTGGTTGAGTAGGGCTAAGAGAGTCTGGCTTGGTTCCTTATAAGGAAGCGGTAAGATGTTATCTCGTATAGCACCAGACGGGACATCTACGTCTTTCCACTCGCCCGGCTCTATGGGTGTATCATCACCCTTTATACGCAGTCCACGGGCTTTCAGACCACCCGGCAGGTTAGCCAGCGTGCCAGCGTCCACCAGTTGCCGTATCAGCGACGTTCCAGCTTTAGCGTACCCCCCTATGATGTGGATAAGACCTAGCCCATAAAACCCAAATCCGGGCACATACACGTAGTGCACAAAATGCTGGCGCTTCAGCATCAACGAGTCATCGGGGTTCCAGTTTCGACGTATTGCCAATACCTCATTCGAGCCGCGCTCCAGTGTCACCACGTACGGTTTAGCGATACCCTCGTCCGAGTCATCTACACCATCAATAACCAGATCTGCATGGATCTCGTACAAAGAGTAGCGGTTGTCGTTTGTCAGCGAGTAGCCACCTTCTTCGGCCTTACGCTCTTCAATATCTGTGTGGTACGGCTGTGGCTCACCCAGATCCATGTCTCGGTAAAACCCACCGGCTTGCAGTTTCTTCAGATCGTTCTTTGTCTTACGCATGATGTGCGTAACACGTTCTGCAGTTTCTATATGAGACGCGCCATACGGCACAACGACATCTTCGGCGGGTATGTATACGGCAGTCTGTCGGCCTATATTCGGGTCAAAATATACCTTCTTGAACGCACTACCAGCCAAGCCAAGGCTGTACAGCAGGCGTTCGTGCTCTGGTCTGTACTCCACCATGCGCTCAGTGAGTTCGTAGTTCATATCCGCTTTTACGCGGCTTGCCGCTTCTTCCTTGTCTTTGTCTTCCACACCAATGATCTTGACCTTTACAGGCCCAGCGGCAGGGAATGTCTCTGACATAGTTTCTGCTTGGAAACGTATGGCTGCTTCAGCGAGGACTGTGGAGTACACACCACATGCACCATCCCACGGCTCTGTACGCTCTTCGTACTTGAAGCCGAGTACATCTAGTCCCTTAACAAACGTATCGGCCCAGTCCTTGCGGCTACCAATGTCAGAATCTACTAGGCCAACCAGATCATCAGCAAGTTCAGCCAGCACGCTGTCATCCAACACTTCCGCCAAGTTAGCATCGAAGGGGAGCATGTCTGTGGGTTCTGCGTCAGGGATGATAGTGATTTCTACACTACCGTCATCCAACACAACCATTTCTGGGTCAACAATCTCAATCTCCAGAGTGGAGTCGTCGTCTTCTGTGGCTGCGTCAATACCTTCAGGCGCTGCGTACAAACTTTTTTCTATAGCCATAATCTATCTCTAGTAGAACCCGCTTCCACGTCGTTTGAAATATCTTTGTTCTTCCGGCTCGTCTGTCGGTAGTCTTATAAACCCGCCCTGCCTGAACCGCATGAGTGCCATAACCGTCGAGTCAACCAAGTCATCATTGCTCATAAACGGAAACCCGGCAATCTCCTCAACTACCTCTTCTGCCCATCGCGTAGGAGGAACCCACACCAAACCAGACGCAATAATATCAGATACTGAGTTTAGGCGTGCAAGTTTATCGCCTGACCCTCTGTGGGGTGTGTACTCCGAAACTGGCAGTCCCATACGCCTCATCTCTTGATACAGCGCCGTACCCGATGATTTCTTTTCTACGATGAACGCATCAGGCTCCCACTCATTATACTCTTCCAGCGCCATGTCTTTCAGCTCTGGGAACTCCATGCGCTTCTTTATACTGTTCAACAGGATGATATTGTAGTTGTTAGTCTCTTCGTACAGGAATACACCCCACGTAGTCAACGCCGTAAAGTCCGCACGGTTGTGTTTCTCTGCTGCCGCGTCTAACGACATAATAATGTACTCACAACTCGGAGGCCGTTCCTGCTCCCATATCTGCCACCACTCCCGCTTGACCAGCGCAGCCTCTTCCGCCGTGGGTGTTTGCTGATACTGAGCATTCCACTGGAATGTTGGCATGGACGCCTTAGTTCGCAGCAGTGCCTCTAGGTCAAAGAACTCAGGCCACAGCGGCTTTTCTACAATCTCCTCCGTCTCTTCGTCCTCAATCTCCAGTATGGCAGGGAATTCGACTACCTCGTACTCATCCGCCCTGTCATTCTGTACCATGTCGCGTGTAACGCGCCCCGTTAAATCATCCATATGCCATCGGGTCTGAATTATAGCAACACGCCCTCCCGGCATCAGACGAGTACGCGCACCGAACGTAAACCACTCGTATGCCTTCTCAAAAACAGCAAAATTGCCGTTGATTACATCTTGTTCCGAGTGTGGGTCGTCCACCAACAGCAAATCAGCACCGCGACCAGCCAGTGCAGAGCCAATACCGCACGCATAGTACTCGCCGCCGACGTTTGTGTTCCATCTACCGGCTGATTTTGAGTCGCTCGCAAGCTGAACGGTGGGGAAAATGGCCTGATATGCCTCTGTAGAGATAAGATTCCGCACTTTTCGACCAAAATCTACTGCCAAATCAGTGGTATGCGACACCATCATCACTTTCTTGCCGGGATTTCGCCCTAAAAACCATGCCGGAAAGAAAATAGAAACAAGTTGGGACTTGCCGTGACGTGGTGGGATGTTGACGCAGATGCGGTCTTTGTCACCCGCCTCAATAGCCATCAGCATATCCGCCAGAATGCGGTGGTGCTTGCCTACAATATAGTCGGGCTGCATCCTTTTACAGAATTCTATGAGGTCGTCATGCGCTGCCTTGTTAGCCTGCCGCGCTGCAAGCTCGTCTACGATGCGATTTATCTCGACAACTTCCTCATCAGAAAAAACGTCGAGGTTATCCAACATGTTTTGGACTTCTTCCTCGGTAAAATCGGGAACGGCCTCAATCATCGTACTCTTGAATACCTAGCTCGCCCTCTAAGTCCAGCGCCTCACCATCTAGCACAATATCTTCGTAGTCAGCCTCTGCTATATCGTCTACTGGCTGCACCAACTTCTCTAACTTACCACGTAACTTGTTACGCAGATCTTCGGTTGACTGGTGCGTTACCGTCACTTCTGTCTTCTCTGCGAACAGCCCCACATCTGAGATCTTACCCAGAAGCTCCAGCGCCCGAATCCGTATGCGCGGGTCGTCGTTCTCCGACTCAAGCAGTAGTTTGTTGGTAACAAGGTAACGGATCTGCGTAGCACTTTCTGCAACAGAGTGCCCGAACTCTTGTAGGATGTTGTTGGTTAGAACAATAGAGGCAGGGGTAAGCGTCGCCGCTTTCTTTGTAGTAACCTTCTTAGAAGTTTTTTCAGGATCGTCAGCGTAAGCGATAGCAAGTTTCGCAGCAGCATCTTCATCTTCTACCGTAGGTTCTAAGTCTAGGCCGTGGTCTGCTAATTTCAGTGCCGTATTACACGCTGCTTCCGCACGCTCCTTCAGATCAACGTTCGGCACGTCATCCGCAAGAGGTACACCGAGTTCAGGCTCTATAAATAGGGTCATGTTTGCGTAATTGTTTTGTGATTGTCTTGTGATTGCCTTGCGGGCACCCACTCACTGAAACGTAGTTGGAGAAAATACAACATGCCACCAGAGGAAACAAGAGCCTGCAAGGTGTGCGAAAAAGAAAAACCGCTAGATAAATTCCCTATGAGTCACGGTTATAGGGGCCGCACTTGTAAAGCCTGTAAGCACGCTCGCAAAGACGCTATACGCAACCGTAGTTACGAAGACTTCCTCAAGTACGCTTTAGCGGGCCTAAAACACAGTCGGGAGAAAAAGCAAGGTATGGAATTTACTGTCACCGTGGACGACTTAATAGACTTATGGGAGGAGCAGGACGGACGCTGTGCTTTGAGTGGGCTAGTTATGACCCGGCACCGGGGGTTCGGAGAAACTACTACCAACGCAAGCATAGATCGAATAGACCCCGCGAAGGGATACGTCAAATCCAACATACAGCTTGTGTGTTGGCAGGCCAACAAAATGAAGCACGCTCTACCGCAGCCGGAGTTCTTTTTCTGGATTCGCCAGATCAACGATACCCTGACCGGAGAATAAGCCGGAAAGGCTAAAACCCGGCATTTCAGCCCCTTGACAAACAAAAAATTTTTTGCTGGGACTTTTATTTTTGGGGTGGGGGGTTTCCTGTGTAGAGGGGGGTGGGGTGCTTCTGCTGTAAAAACCATTAGATACTGCCAGAAAATACAAAATGATACGCAAACTCGTGGAGATAGGGATTATTTGAGCGTATTAGTAATACATAGGACGTGAGGAGTCCCGTTGTGTCAAGCGGTGGGTGGGGGATGGGTGGGGTCAGAAAGTTATAGGATCCTATAACTTACCACCAAAAACCACGAAATACTTGCCTATAACGTGTTATCTGGTACACTGGGTACCAGTTGAATCAATACCGATTCAACAAAACAGAATCAATACCGATTCAACAAAACAGAAAAGGAAAGACGTTATGTCATATCTACATCTAAACAACGAAGCAGCCGAGTTGATTACTGCGCACGGTAACAATGCGAACAAAGGCGATTCACTGGTCGCCAAACTATCTAAGCTGTTACCTTATACGGCATTCAAGAAAGCCGAGTGCGAGTCGGACGAATTGTTCGACGAAGTAAAGGTAGCAGTCGCGGCGGCATTCACGAAGCGGGAAAAGACATTGTTGGCCTACACTCGCGCCGAGGCGGGATCACTCAACGATCTGCAAAAAGCGGATAGGAAAAAGGCGCAGCAAAAGATCGGTGCACGATGCGGTGATCTATACAAGGCACTGAAAAAATTGCAGGCGGAACCCCGCGACACTGAGCGCAAAGCCAAGACCCTGCGAGAGTTTATCGAAGCCGAGATCGGAAAGATTGAGGATCGAATAGCCAAAGCGGACAATCCCGACATCAGATCGGTCAGAGCAACCGCCGAGGCG